CAGTCGTTGCATGATGGTGACCATTGCGTCATTGCGCGGATCGTTCAGTCGGGTGGACCACACCATGTCGAACCAATCCAGTGCGCTCTCTCGGATTGTATCTGACTGCGCTTCTTGTGCGGAGTGCGGATCGTCAAGGATCAGTCTCGATCCCCCTTCACCCGTTGCCGTACCACCAACCGATGTGGCTAGTCGGTATCCGGTCTTGTCGTTCTCGAATCTTTGTTTGGCGTTCTGATCGCCTGCAAGTTTAAACATATGACCCCAACGTTCCTGATACCACGGGGATTGGACAAGTCTCCGCGCCTTGAGGTTGTCTCGTATGCTGAGGTTGCCTGAGTAACTCGCGCATAAGAACTTCTCGTCTGGTGACGTTAACCATTCGAACATGGGCCACATCACACTGACTATCGTGCTCTTACTGTGTCGAGGTGGTATGTTAATAAGCAACTTCTGTATCTCGCCATCACTGACTGCTTCAAGGTGCTCACATATCTCCTGTATATGCCAAGACTCGATAAATTTTACGCCCGGCTCCACAACGTGCCAACTCTGCTTGACGAACTCGTAGAGCGAAGCACTCGCAGCCCGTCTCTCTTTCTCTATCCGGATAAGATCGCGCAGTACAGCAGGACTTGTTGTGTTTACATTCTCAGCTAGACTCATCACTCCCTACCTTGTCGAGCAATCGTTGCATATCATCAAGCTCGGAGTCTGACAAGTTCCGAAGATCGACCGCCGCCAGTTGGATCGGCCCCCCGTCCTTGCCCGTGTGTTCGTTCGTAACTTTGGTGTGATCGCCATACACTTTGGGTAGCATCTTACTTAGCATCCACTTCCTTGTGTCAACACGGAGTCGGTTGCGTTGGATTGCCTCGGAGCTTAGACGTTCCCTCACACCATGCTCATCGGTGGTGTAGTTCTCGTCTGCTATTGCTACGATCTCATCAGCCAGTAGCTCGTAGGCCATCTGCCTCGCGTGCGCGTATTGTTCCGCTAAAAAAGAGTCGGCCCCAATCCAATCGAGGAAAGTTGAAGCTGACGGAAGTTTGTCATCGGCATCAAGAATTGAGCGTAGAGATTTACCGAGAGCAAGTTCCGAGCATACTAATTTAGTAATAGCTTCCCTGTCATACTGTCTCGCATTAGGACGTTGTGAGTTCTTCTTATATGTTCGGATTTTTTTGTCTGACGTTTCAGATTCCGAACATATAGGAGTTTTAACCAATTTTAGGTTAGGTTTTTTTGATGACTTTTTGCTCTTGTTTTTATCGTTATTTTTGTCTGCCATTTTTATGCTCCAAAAAGCCGTTTGATCGTTCTGTTTTGACTATAGTAAAAACGAACAGAACGAACGTATCTAATCATCGACGTGAGAGGGCTATAAAATAGCCCCTCTCTCTGACGATTGATGAGTTCAGAATTACCACCATTTATATATGTTCGGAAATTATTTTTAAAAAACCGAACATTTAGAACATTTAGAACATTTACCATTATTTATAGAACTTATGATTGTTAATAGTCATTATGTATGTGTAGGGCCATTTGGGGTCAATAGACGTAGCGTGGTAGTAAGTTGCCCCCTCGGTGATGTCCAGACTCAAACCGTAACTGTACCACTGTTCCTCAGCTATTCTCAGGGCTTGAGAAAAGGACTTTTGATTCCGTGGCACATCACTTTTTCCGTCACAATAAAACGAAAACTGGCATCTATCCCTAATCGGAGAGTTAGCATCCCACTTCAAAGTTGGGCCTTCTGACAGGACTTCGCAGAGTGTGTCCGGCCACCGTGGGTCATGAACACGGTTAATAACAACGTTAGCGACAGCTGCCATACCCGCTGTCGTTTCCCCTCGTGCCTCAAAATAAATACCCACTGCGAGACAAGTGAGTTGCATCCCAACTGCTAATACTGCTTCCTGTAACATTTCATTCTCCATTCTCAGTTATACAATTATATCTACTATCAAACCCCTTCTGGATGCAATAGGTGGTGGTGGGAGCTTTAGGTTTAGCTCCGGTGATGTTGTGGCTTGGACTTTCCGCGCCTCAACTTGGTGCCGATAGACTGCTTGCTGTATCACTTCTACTCCACTTGGATAGTAGCCGAAGTACGGCACAATGTTTTCGGACACTAATCCTCAAGTTCGTTCTTTGTCTCTCCGTTTGCATTTTCATCCAGTTCCCTTCGAAGATCTTCCCTCGCTCTTTTTCTGATTAGCTCACCGGGCGTCAGGTTTTTTTCCTTATCGTTCTCGATAATTGCTTCCCACTGTCTTCGTAATTGTTCTGTAATTGTTTCTCTATCGTCCATAGTTTTTCTCCGTTAGAACGGCAGATCCTCATCGTCTAATCTATCGTTGGTAATTTTCTGTTCGTCAATAAACAATCCGTGAGTCTGTCTACCCTTCTGGTCTGGCAGTGGCACGTTCTCTACAAGTCCTTCGCCTATCAAGTGATCGATTGCCTCAGTCTTTCGAGACTGTGATCCTGATACACCGCCTTTGGTTGCTGATAGCCGTTCATAGTAGGAGCGAGACTGACCCGGTTCTTTACGAATCAGTTTGGTTAATTCCTCACACAATGCTTTTAATTTTTCATTCTGTTTATTTAACCTTGCCCTATCCTTGCTCGACTTGCGTTCACCATCTTTAAGTGGACGGGCATAGGCGTGAGTGAAATAAAGTATGTCATCGTAACCCAGAACGTCCTTATGGTGTTCGCTGTTCGACACCAGTGTAAACGTTAGCTCTTGATAGTCTGTGGGGAAACGCACTTTGGTAGCCTGTAGGATACGATCTTCTGTGACTTCATCCTTGAACATTGTGTAAACACCCTGAGCGTCTCCGGTCCATGCACTAGCACCCCGTGGAGATAACATATCGGATTCCCCTGACCCTAGTGCTTTGGCAGTGTGAGCTATGATGATAATTGGAAAACCATCAAAGTTTTCTTTTAAAGCTGCCATGACTTTACCAACTTCGCTGTTATCATTCTCAGACTCAATATCAAACACACTGTTAGCCGTATCAAACATAATCAATGGCAATGCGTGATATGTTCCCCCGTCAGCCATCTCGTTTGGATAAGTCCACTCTCGATATTCGTCTGCTACTTGTGCTACGATGTCAGCTTTCAACCTGCGAGCTGGGATCACCTTCACTGAATCAAAGTCTTCCTGTCGTGCTCCGGTGTTACCAAACGTGGCTACACTGTAAATGATGCGCTGTACCTGAACCACTGATTCAGTAATTATGATAACATTACGACGAATAGTCGGTATCAGTTGATAGTCCACCGGATAAATATGAGCAACACTCAAGGCAAGTGGTATTGCCAAAGTGGTCTTACCTACACCGGGAGCACCCGCTAAAACATTAATACCTGTACTAACGAAGTCATCGAATATATATTCAAATGTTGTGACGGAATGACTTCCTGACCCTTGGTCATTCTGAAGCGATAGCGGGTGGACTTCTTCCACCACTCCACGGCCTGTTGCCGACGAAGTCCATCCGTTGTCGATTGCAGCGCGGAAGATGGACTTGAACGTTATCGAATGGGGTTCATCTAATATATCCCACTTTCGACGTGACACGGAGGCATCAAACTTAGAACTTTTGGAACTCCAATCCATCCAGACACTGTAGCCGTTTTCGCCATATGGCTTTAAAGCCATACCAACTTGGACCCAAGTGCTATATTCATCGCTTGAGATAAACGTTAAAGCCTCGCGGAGATCATCAAACGTTTGAGCCGTAGCTACAGGCACCCCAGACTTCTCGACCATCTCATATGCTTCAGTCTTAGCTCGTGCTCTATCTGAGATAAACTTTGGCAACTCCGATGGTGTAACCGGATTGACACTAGCTATCGGTGACTGATTGTCTTTCCACTTATACGGACCCAACTCACCCATGCTTGGGGCAACGACAATGTAGCCGTGGTGCTTCAAGTCTAGGCCCGGTCCAATCGAACTGGGATATGAAACGTTTTCCTCAGCGCGAAACAATCTATGTTCACCGCCTGATTGCGTGACTGCAACACAGTCCGAATATAAAACTCCGTGCTCTTGCTCGATCTTTTCGAGTGTTGTATCTCCACCGTTTCTGGGATCGATATCTAAAGCAATGAGACCGGAGTCTGCCAAGCTAATTCCAATATTTGCCGTTGGGTCAGTACTAAACCAATCGCGGATCAACGCTGCATTTGTAGTTGCATCTAAGTGGCCTCGTGGAGCTAAGTTGGCTTGCGGATGCTTACCAACCTTGTGACCCGGAGCATCGTTTGGCAACCCACACCGACACGTTCCGTCCTCGTTAACGCCCCAGACCGGCAAGATAGACCAACCTAACTCAGCATACTGCAGCGCACAATCCAATGTGGTTACTGCTTTATCTACGATCTTAAAGATATGTTTCTTTGGTGGTCTACTCATCCCATATCTCCTTGATCACATTCCACCATGCTTTATTCCTTGGTGATCGTTTGAGTAAAACAAAATCAGGCCTTCGCGCATTCTTGATTTGGTAGGATGCCGTGCGTGGGTTTGACAACGGTAATCGAACTATCATTCTCCGTCTACGGAAAAATTCGTGCGCTCTATTATTTTGTCTTGCGTTGCTAGTATCGATAAATTGAGTAGCATCTATCCGGACTCCGTTTTCTGTCTCGCATACATATTTTACCGTGATATACAAAACATTACCGTTAACCCAACCTGAGCAGTCGTGAACTTTTGCTTTAATGATTGACTCATCTGTAGCTAGTTCCCCCGTCAAGGGATCGATAATCTCCAACGTTTTGACACCGGGGAAAACTCGACGCTCTTTTTTAACGTGTGGCCTGACGGGAGTCTGAGCTTGCACAGTATTCCCTGACTTTTCGTCTTTATAGTTTGGCATCATCTGGACTCCACCCAGACGCATGAAATTGCCAACGTAATCGAGCACGAGACAATCAGTCTTACCCTCAGCCAATCGCGTGCCACGACCCATGATCTGCACCCATAGGCTTGAGGACAATGTCGGACGCAGGCACACAATACAGTCGAGCCGTGGCAAGTCGAAACCTGTAGTCAGCATATCCACCGAGACTAAAGCATTGCATTTGCCCGACCGGACTGATTCGAAAATAGTCCCTCGCTGTTCTTTGTTGTGATGACCGTACACCTGACAAGTCTTACGATCCGTGTGTTCCCATAACAAATGTGCAAACCTCGTGGCTATTTTTACTGACGTACAATAGACAGCGATGAAGTTGCGGTCCTGAAATTCATTGAGGGATTTTGCAACTGCAACCAACCAAGCATCGTACTCTTTCCGATGAATAATCCGGTCTAGCTCCGTCTTATTAAAATCCCCACGACCCGTTATAGTCAGTTCATCGAGGTTTAATTGAAGCTCCGAGTTGAGGCCAACCAATGGTGCGAGATAGCCTTGCTCGACCCCTTGCTTTACATGATACTGAAAACTATTTCTATCAAACCAGCTACGACCATTGTTGCCGTCATCGCTAGTATCATCACTGCTTCCATCTATTTTCTCCTTGCAGATTGGTCCGTTATCCATACGCCACGGAGTAGCTGTAAAGGCT